GATACGGCTGTAGAACTCCTTGTAGCCGGGCTTCTGGTACCGCAAGCCGTTGCTGATGCGCTTGGCAATATAATCGGTACTCAAGAACACGACACCGCATTTCTCCTCCAGCTTGTTGTACAGGCTGATGAAATAGTGGAACACCGGTTCGGTCAGCTTGTCCGCCTCGTCGAACACCAGCAGGGGCGCGTCCATCTGGATGATGTCATCCAATATAAGCCCCCACACCTCACGGATATTATACCCTTCGGTCCGGATTCCGACCGTACGGGCGATCTCGCGGACAAAGTCACCTTTCTTCATGTCCTCAGAGCAGAGGATATAGAAAACCTCCTTATGCTCCTGGAGGTAAACACGGGCGGTGGTACTCTTGCCACAACCGGCCTCGCCGGTCACCCAGGTAACATTGCGCCAGCGCTGCGCATCGGAGAGTACAGCCGTGATCTCCTGGTAAGCACCGGTCTCCACGATCTGCCAGCCGGTAGCGCTTACACCACCGACCTGCGAGGCGACATTACGGAACATCTCGTCGCTGATATTCTCATAACGGCCATTCAGGATATTGCTAACAGTACCTACACTAACCCCCTTCAGGCTGCCAGCAGCCTTCGTCTGGCTCGGGTATTTCGCCACGTAAGCCCGGAGGCTTTCACTGATGGCGTCCTTTTCTTTCATTGTAATTTCCATAATCAATATTTTTTATCTTGTTATAAATCTGTTCCTTATAATTTCCCGACCACCTTGCGGATGCTCACTTCCTTCTTCTCAAAGCTGTCCCATGTCACGTTGCTGATGACTTTCATGTCTCGGCCGATGGAAGGACGGGCCGGCTGGCTGTATTTTCTTGTGCGACGGTCAATCTGGCGTTGCGCCTCCTTTCCGAGACCTTTCAGGTCAGGGGTACGCAGACCGTTCTGTTCCGGTGCGACACCATGTTCGTACTCGATGTCCTTGGCAACGACCTGGCGGTTTATACGCTCGTTGATGACGGCCTCCTGCTGGGCGCGGATGAAACGTTTCTCGGCTTCCGTCTGCTCCTGCTGGGCACGGTGGATCATCAGCGGGAACGAAGCCACACACTCAAAGCGCATCGCTCCGCCCTTATCCTTGTACAGCAGACGTACGCTGCTCATGTCATAAGGATCGTACTGGACATAGAACTTCTTGTAGGTGTTACGTCGGCGCCATTCCAGATCAGGCTCACCGGGGGCGGAGAAAACCTCGTAAGGGTATTTCTTTCCCTGTACCGTGATCTCGATACCGTTGGCGGTGAACAGCGACGGTTTCTCGGTCGTGTACCAGAACATCTCCACCATATCCGACACACTTACCGCATCGGTAGCCTCGTTCACGCTGGTATTGTACATCTCAATCCGGGAGATGCCGGTGGCAGGGTGTTTCATTGAATTCCACTGCTCACGGGCGGCGGCATACTGTTCCTTCAGTTCCTCCAATGTGGGGAGGGAGTCGATGTTCGCGTTGATGAATTCCAAATTCGGACGGCTTGTATCTCTCTTTGCCGTAATATTCTGCCCGGTGAAACCGAAACGTTTCTTCAATACCTGGCTCTGGAAGCGGTAGAAAATGTTCTCAATCGTCTTAGATTCGCCATTATACGGAGCTGTCGGGCGGTGGATACGGCTGATCTTCGAGAAAAGGCCCAGCGCCGCGTTCTTCTTATGACCGCCCTGGTTGTCGCACACGATCTCGTAGGGTTTGTGCCGGCTCGTCTGGATAGCCATGCGGAAAGCATGGTACTGGGCGATATAGTCCTCGTTGTCGCTGATGTAATAACCGAGCAGGACTTCACTATAGGCATCCACCACCTCGTACACGCTTGTAGTGCACTTGTTTCCGTTCTCGTCACGATAGTAGAGGTTCAGCTTCGTGCCGTCGCCATACCAGAGGCTGTCACGACGGCCCGGAAGGATGGTCCGGTGCTTGCGGTCATAACGCTGGTGTGCCTTCATTTCCCCATAAACGGCATCGTACCACAGAGGTTCGACACGCGGGCTGTTGAACCATTCGCGGAGGCTGCGGGGACTCTTCAGGGGCTTCCAGCCACGTTCCGGAGCGACACGGTTGTACTCCTCGAAGATCTCCATGTCAGTATAAACCGGAACGCGGCTGCGTTTCAATGCTACAAGGTAACGCCCGCCGTCCTCCTCGATCTTCAGCGTGTTGCTGTTGCCGTATTTACCGCTCACAAGCACACCGTAGTTGTCGGGACGGAACTTGTTTATCAGGGCTTTCAAACGCCCCACACTGCCCGGAAGACTGTGCCCGTACACCGGACGCCATTCCTCACTCGTGACAAGCAGAAGTTCCCAAAGGTTACGGCGGAAACCGGTCAGCTTGTTATTGGATGAACTCAAGCGTTTGAACTCTTCCATCAACGCGTTCAGCACCGAAGCGTTCCAGGTGTATTCCTTCTTCACATCCTCGGGAAGAGCGACCATCTCACCGTTCTTGTCGTAACGGTAATCCTCGAAAAAGTTCTCGGCCTTCTCGTCTTTCTTCACTATGTTACGGATCATTTCCTGTCTCATTTGTTTCTCGGGTTCGCCATGACGCTCAACCCAACGTTTCTTGTATTTCTCGGGAAGGGAGGAATAGGCATACAGAGCCGGATTATTTTCACCACCGCCACGGGAAACGACATCCAGTTTTTCTCGGGACAGCTGGCTATTCAAAGTGCCTTTGGGCATTATATCCAGCAACTCTTTGTAAGTTACACACAATATATTATCAAAGTATTCCATCTCCCAGCTTGATTATCAATCCTCTAAATCATTCAAAGGGACATGCTTCTTCAGCAGCCGCACGGAGATCCCGAAATTCAACACTACGAGAAGTTCCAGCAGCGGATTAATAAAAAAAATAGAGAGCAGGATCCCGAAACTCATACAGAAGTAAAGCACGCAAAAGCGCTGTTTTCGTTTCAGACGAGCAAACCAGTGCAGCTGGTCGCTGAACAATGTCATCAAATCATTTTTCATGGCTACTTGTATTTTGAGGATTACCACCTACTTTGGATCCACCGCGCTCAATGGCGAGCTTACGAATGGAACGGGCCAGTTTGCTGTTCTTACGGAAGGCAAGCGCATGACTCACCATCACGTTTGTACAGCCCATCAGTTCGGCAATTTTATTCACCTCACCGTATTCTACAACTATTCGTTCTTTCATACTATCTAATATTTAAATTATCGTAGTGGGCAGTCGCGGATTCGAACCGCGGACCATAACCTCTCCATTATAGGAGTTTAGTTTGTTCTACCAGCTGAACTAACTGCCCGAGAAAATTATTAAAGCTCCTTTATCGCATCCTCCGGAACACATATTACAGTCCAAACCTGACCATTTTTCATATAATCGATATTATATTCCCGCACGAACGTACAAATGTTATAATCCCAGTCACGAACTATACCATCAATGATCTCACCATTTCTCTTGGTGATTCTCACACTTTGTCCCTTTTTAAATTTTACTTCCATTTTGCTTCTTTTTAAATTCTCATTGTTACCTCAAGCCTTTTTTGTAGCTTTGGGGCGTGTTTAAACTTTAATCACGTGGCAAATATAGTCTAAGTTTCTTAGACAACAAAGTGTTAATCCAAATAATTTAGATTTATGAGCGTTTTTTCTAAGAATCTTAGATATCTAAGGGAGAGTAGGGGACTTAAATTAGATGAATTTGAGTTTCTGGGCATCAAAAAAGGTACAATGTCAAACTATGAACTGGGTAATACAGAACCTAAATTGAGTTTGTTATGTGAAATATCTAAGTTTTTTAGAATATCAATCGACGACTTTCTTTTAAAAGATATAGAAGCCGAAAAAATTACACCAGTAGTAACGGAAACAGCTCCTCCAGAAACAGCTAACAATAATTTTAGGGAGCTTCTGGATGTTTTAAGGGAAAAAGACTCCACCATTCGAGAAATGGCAGAGGAAATAGGGATGCTCAAACAGACAATTACACAACTTAAACAGGACAAGTCGGGGCGTGTTTCGGATGCAAGCGATTCTACGGTTGCCAATGCCATCTAAAACGTGTTTTATGGGGAAAGGGAGGTAAAAACAGTTAAATCACTATTTTACAGCAGAATATATAAAAATACAGGGGAGTAAATAAATATTATCTATATACAATTTACCCCCTACAATATTATAAAAACCGATGAATACCAAATAAAAAAAAGATATTTCCCCGTTTTATTAGAACAAAATAGGCACAAAAATGAATAACCAAATGAATAAGCAATCAAAACATTTCGTTTTTGTAATAGCTTAAATGAATAACCAAATGAATAAGCAAGTGAATAACCTTTCCACTTTTTAAGACGTTCAAAGCGTTCAAACGGATAAATACAGCCTTCCAT